GCGGAGGACGAGCAGGGTGTCCCGGTGGGGCTCCGATCTCTCCGCAAGCTCATGAAGGCGATGGAGGACGAGCTCGCCACCACGGGCGTGGAGGGGCCCGTCAAGGACCTCATCGAGCAGACCTTGAAGGGTTGGGGGAAGCATCGCGGCAAGCACTACAAGGACTTCGAAGGCGAGGAAGACAAGAACGACGGCATCGACGAGATGGAGGACGTGGAATTGCAGGACAACCCGGCCGTGATCGAGCACGGCACCGACGGGTTCTCCGTCACTGACGGCCAGAAGAAGCTGGCCGGTCCGTTCGCCTCGAAGGCCCTCGCCCTTCGGGCGTGCGTGGAGCACAGCTACAGGAAGAAGCGGAAGGAGAAGACGCCGCTGCCCGTGCAGATCGCCTGTCGGGCGGTCAGGAAGGCCCTGGAGAAGATGGGCGAGCAGGAGCCTGACGAGAGCAAGAAGGCGATGATGTTCCTGAAGGCGAAGGAGCTGCAGGATGCCGAGGAGGTCGAGCAGAAGGACATGGGGGTGGATCCTCTGGAGGGAGCCAGTCCGGCGGAGAAAGACATCTTGTTAAGCAAGATGGCGCAGTTGAAGAGCGTCTTGGACATGAGCATCAACTAAGAGCCTCGGTTAGCTGGAGATTTCGGGAGTAGAAGGGATGGCAACGGAAGTCCTCGAGCTGACCCAGAAGATGGACCAGGTCATCGACCTGGTGCCTCGGGTCAAGCGCCTGGAATCCTGCGTGTTCAGCAGGGGCCAGGAGAATTCGACTGTGATTCAGAAGGGTCTCCGGCAGGCGGGGCCCGCAGGTGGCATGTTCGGCGCCGGATTCAACTGGGATGGCGCCGATGAGATGGGCTTCTTCCGGAACAGCGAGCAGTTCAACGCATCTCGCTATGGCTCCCGGCAGAAGGCCATCGGACGTAACTTCGGCAAACTTTTCCAGGACATCGTGACCCTGGAGAAGCCTGACTGGTGCATCAAGGCCGGCGGGTACGAGACCGTGATGAAGCGCCTCACGGATGGGCACTGCGCTAAGCCGATCAAGAAGTCGGCTCTCGCCGAGTCTCAAGGCTCGCTGGGCGGCTACACCATGCCGGTGCAGTTCTACATGGAGCTCCTGCGGCTCATGGCCGAGGAGAGCTTCACCCGGCAGTTGGTGACCGTGATCCCGATGCTGTCCGGTCAGCTGATCGTGCCGGCGCTGCTCCAGTCGCTCGGGCCGCCGACCGGCCCTCAGAGCTCGGCGTTCTTCGGCGGCATTCAGGCCTCGTGGCAGCCGGAAGCCGCGACCATCAACCAGACCAACCCGAACTTCCGCGAGATCAACCTGGTCGCCCGGAACTTGGTCTACACTGTGGTCGCGTCGAATCAGCTGCTGCAGGACAACGCGGTGGCGCTGGATACCTTGCTCACCACGATGTTCAAGGAAGTCATGGCGTGGTGCTTCGACTACTTCATCCTGCAGGGCATTGGGACCACCCAGCCGCTGGGCCTCCTGAATGCCGCTGCGACGCTCAAGACCGGCCCGAACTCTGGCGGTCGGACCACGACCGGCAAGGTGATCTTCGACGACATCCTCTGGCTCTACAGCAAGATGCTACCGAGCTCGTACAAGACCTGCGTGTGGGTCATCCACCCGTCGGTCCTCTACTACCTCTTCCGCGCCACTGTCGACGCGACCAGCAACACCCCGAGCGGCGTGCTGGCTTTCTTGCCGAGCTATCCGTCGGACAACATGGGCTCGGTGCAGCCGGCCTGGGTCCCGCAGATTCTCGGGCGTCCCGTGATCGTGACCGAGAAGGTGCCTGCCGCTGGCACCGCTGGCGACGTCATGCTGGTCGATTTCAGCAAGTATCTCGTCGGCGATCGCATGGCGGTCCAGATCGAGGCGTCGCCGCACGTCCTCTTCCAGACCAACCAGCTCATGTGGCGAGTCATCCAGCGATGGGATGGCCAGCCGTGGCTGGACAAGCCGATCACCCTGGCCGACAACAGCTACACCGTCTCGCCGTACATCGCCCTGAACTAAGGAGGGTGCCGTGGCTTACGTCTCGCCGAGGACCCTCCGGGCCTTTGGGGACAGCTTCAAGGCTTACCGCGAAGGGCTGAGGAAGCCTACCGTGGAGAAGTCTCAGCAGCTCACGTCCCTGATTGGCGCGACCGGAGGGTACCTCATTCCGGCCGAGTACATGATCGGCATCGATCAGAAGCTCATGGAGGATTGCATCTTCCTGCAGAGAGGATTTCGGCAGGAGATGACGAGCCGCGAGATGCACATCGCAGGCGTGGATCTGAGCGTCCCCCATACAGCGGGAACGAGCCCTCTGCTCGGCGGTCTACAGATGTCCTGGAGCCCCGGGCCTCTGGCATCGGGGACTCCGAACATCCCGACAGTGAACCCGAGCTTCTTCGACGTGCATTTGATCGCGAACGAGTTGTCTGGCGACATCGTCGTCAGCAATCAGTTGCTCGAGGATGGTGGAATCGCTCTTGGTTCGTATCTCCATAACGTCATCACGAGGGCTCTGGCGTGGTACATCGAGCACGCTGGCTATCGAGGGACTGGCTTAGGGCAGCCGCTCGGTGTGACGGCGGCTTCGGGGACCCTCGTGGTCGCCCGGCAGACGACTGTCACGGTGACGACTCAGGACATCGCGGGCTTGGAAGCATCGCTATATCCTGCGTGCTCTCGAAATGCGGTGTGGGTATGCTCGCCGACGGCGCTCAAGGCGATCAGCCAGTTGACGACGTACATCATCAACCAGCTCATCAAGCCTGGCGATGGTCTGGTGGGGTTCCTCTTCAACAGGCCTCTCTACGTGTCCGAGCACCTCCCGAAGGTGGGGACGCAGGGAGATGTCGTGGTGTTCGATCCCACGCTGTACATCGTTGGGATCCGAGAAGTCGAGATCGCCGTGTCGGACCAGGTCAACTTCCAGCAGAACCAGACGGTCTTCCGGGTGGTGCTGCGGGCCGACATGCAGCCCTACGTCAGAGGGCTCTTTCAGAACGCTGATAACGACGGCAACCTCATGGCTTGCTATGTCGTGCTTTCGACCAAGTAAATCGAACAGTAAGCTGGAGACGAGGATTCTTCGCATATGGGACAGGCAATGCAGCAGGTCAGGGAGCGCGACTCGCTCAATGCGGCCGGCATCCCGCCTCAGCAGCTTAACGGCACGGTGACGTCCGGGTCGTTTGACATGTCGATCTTCTACCGAGTGTACGCTGACGTGTACCAGGGCGTCGGGGCTTTCGCTTTGAATGCCTCGATCTTCCAGGGCAACAACGCCAATGGCTCCGACGCCGCGGCGTTGCCGACCGCGTTCTTCAAGAGCTTGAATGCCGCCAACTCGCTCATGAGCATCGAGTGCCGGGCGGATCAGCTGAACTACAGGTACGCCACCATCTCGGTCATCTCGGCCGGCTTGGTGTACGCGTGTGTCATCGTCCGAGGAACCGAGTGCCGGTACCCGCCGGCCAACAGCTTCGACAACGCGAGCGTCGTGGCTGGCCGGTTCTTCATCTGATGCTCTGGTTCGGGATCATCCTGGCTGGATGTATCTTGGGGCTGCTACTATGCGGTACCGCAAGACGCGCCACAAGGCGGAGCACGTTGCACCCTTCGCCTTGTGGCCATCCTCCTTCGACTTTCATGGAAAGTGCAAGAGGTGCAAGGAGTTCAAGTGGCTCGCTCCTCTGGTCGTGCCGGTGAGGCTTGGAGAGCAGAGGACGTACCATGAGCACTCGTATTGTGAGGAATGCATGATCTTGCTGGGCGTCGGGACTGATGTCCTGGTGGGGGACTGATGGCTCTCCTCGACCTCGGAGCTCTGCTTCAGGCAGTCAACCAGAACGATCCTCTGCAGAAGGCGAGGTACGATCTTCTTCGCCGGCAGGTGGAAGCTGCCATCAAGAGCTACGTCCATTGGGAGATCGAGCAAGATACAGTCACCGAGTTCTACGACGGGACTGATTATCGCGACCTCTACCTCCGGCGGCCCTGGGTGTCCTTCGTCGCCAACGTGTGGGAGGACCAGCAGGGATACTACGGCAATGGGACGAGCAGCCCATTCAGCAAGCCGCCGCTCGTCTCTGGCAACGATTACTCCCTGGTGCAGGAGGACAGCGGGGTAGGCCGGACTGGTCTGCTCCGGCGATTGAGCAACGAGTTCTTCTGGTTCCCGAGCCAGTGGATCTTCTACCGAAAATCTGGCGGCCTCGCCTATGCGAAGGGCCCATTCTGGCCAATGGGCCAGGGCAACGTGAAGGTCCAGTACACATATGGATTCGTGCCGGTGACGCCGCTCTCTAGCGCCTCGTGGGCTGGCGGCGTCGGTACCTTCAACGTCAATGGAGCGCCGGTGCTCGCCGTGGGGCAGAGGATCGCCATCTATGGTGGGCCTCTTGGATCTCCTTGGAATTTTACCGGTCGCATCTCCAGCGTGACGTTGGCCGCGACGACCACCTTCACGATGAACATGCCGGTCAATCCAGGCGTGGCGGCTCCTGGCGGGCTCTCCATGGACGGCATCCCTGAGGACATCAAGCTGGCGTGCGAGACTGCAGTGAGCATCGTGCAAAATTCGGTGAAGTATGGGTGGCCAGTCCAGAGCGAGAGCCTGGGCGATTATAACTACAGCCTTGCCATCTCGCGCGAAGTCGAGTTCGGCAGCGTTCGTCAGCTGCTTGGCCCGTGGCGCGATGTCCAGGTGGGGATGCCGTGGTGATGGACACTCTCCTACTCTTCTGGTGCCTATCGAGCGACGACTTTCGAGTGCGGGAGAAGGCGACCATCTCGCTCGAAAGGAGCGGGGATCTCGCCGTCATGCTGCTCACGAGCGATGAGCCTGAGGTGAGGTGGCGACTCCATCGGATCCAGAAAGATCAGTTGAGGGCCTGCAGAGAGCTTCGGTGGAAGGCCCTGAGTGCTCGATGGCCGATCATGCCTTACATCGATGCTCTCCCGCACACAGCATCGAATTACGAGATTGTTTTGTGGTCCTGGGTGGACCGCGGCACAATCGCTGAGGAGAAGG